AGGATGCATTAGACAATCAACCAACCAACCAATGAGGACCGAAATAACAACCAAAGATTTTAAATATATAAACCAACCTAGAAATATGATAGAAGAAACCATGCACTACATAATGACCGAGCACTTTAAAGGTGTGCTTGATCCCGAACATAAATACTTTAACCTTTACGTGTCCTTACAAAAGCTACTGGAGGAATATAACGATGAATAAAGACGAAGATTATGATGAAGTATATTACACTACGAGAGAGTTTGAACAGGAAGTAAAGCGAAAGTTTGACAGGTTTTGGATGAATAACCAATTAGGTTACGATGAGTTCGGCAATGTAATACGCACAGATATACCAAGAAAGAAACCAAAGGAATGGCAGGAGTTCGTGTGGGGTTCTGTAAAAAATAGAAAGATTAAAAAGTGAGTAATAAACGAGTAAGTGGACATCCAAAAGAAGATATGTGGGAGCAGTCGATGGTGGAGTGGGGAAAGCACAGGTATAGGAAGATGAAGGAGGTATATAAAGATAACAATTACCTGTCCGAACAACCTAGCTATAAGAGACTGGGACGAGCGATACATGAGGACGTAGAGAATGCAATTGCTAGGTACTTTGAAGACTGTTCAAAACCTGACGCACCTGTACCGTTATGGCTTCCTTTTGTATGGGATTTAGAACCCAGTGTGATTGCTTTTCTAGGAATTAAGAAGCTCTTTGATTTGTTAATTGATGAACCTAACATTACAGCTGCGAGTTTTGAAATAGCAAAGGCAATTGAAGATGAAGTACGTGTCCGTTACTTTAAAAAGCACATGAACAAGAGTGATTGGATGTTACTTGAAAGGGATAGAAAAGATGCAAAGAGTAGGTATCGTTTTATGTCTCACTTTTGGACAAAGGAAAGGAAGTTCCACAAACAAGGAAGGTATAAACGCTTTGATCTTTTTAAACAGCATCATAAAGCAGTGATTGGGTGTTGGTTATTAGAAGTGATACGCTTACAAACCAATTTGTTTTCTGTGCGTGATCGATTCTGCCAAGGGAGAAAGACAAAGAAGATACTAGTTCCAAACCCTAAGATGTACGATTGGATTAAGAAGTACGATGAACATTGTGAAGTCTTGTCTCCTTTTTGGTTAGCTACTCTTGAGAAACCTATTGAATGGAATGCTAACTGGGGTGGTGGGTATAGTTCAATTGAACTTCCACAACTTCCTATCATGAAGAGAAGTGATATGTCCAGGGATTTATCCAAGGCATTTGAACCTCTTAACAACTTACAGAATGTACCTTATCGATTGAATAAGAAGCTCTATGAAGTCATGCAATGGGCGTGGGATAATGACCTGTCCATTGGAGCAATGCAGAAGAGTCAGTTACTTGAACCACTTGAACCAGTAGAAGGACTAGTACAGAAAGACCCTGAAGCTTTTATCGAGTGGAAGAAGAAGGCAAAGTATATCTATGAGTTTAACCAACGGACTAACGGACAACGGATGAGGTGTTTAAAAATATTACACGTCTGTAAGTTATACTCCGACAAGGAAAAGTTATTCTTTCCAGTTCAAATGGATTACAGAGGACGAGTGTATTATGTACCAAGCTATGTTAACCCACAAAGTTGTGACCTTGGAAGGAGTTGCTTGGAGTTCTTTAACAGCGTAGCAATTACCAATGAGGAAGAGAGTAGGTGGTTGTTGATTCACGGAGCAAATGTATGGGGTACAAAGGGGACTTATGATGAACGCATTGCTTGGGTTAAAGACCACGAACAAGAGATAAAAGAGTGTGCTGATGCTCCTTTTGAAAATGATTACTGGCAAGAAGCATCTGATCCTTGGGCATTCCTGGCGTTTTGCTTTGAGTATCAAGGATTTAAGGAAGAAGGGTATGGTTTTGAAACAAGATTACCTTGTCACATGGACGCTACTTGTAATGGTGTACAGATTCTATCTTTACTTTTAAAAGATGAGAAGATAGGAGAGTGGACAAACTTAGTACCACAAGATAAACCAAAAGATTTATACCAAGAGATATGTGATCGTGTAAATGTTAGGTTGCACACTAATAAGCACAGACAATCTCTCGCTGGTGACTGGTTAAAGTGGGGCATCTCAAGGAAGTATGTAAAGAAGATCGTGATGTGTAAACCTTTTGGAATGAATAGCTACTCAAGTGTTGATGAAGTAGAAGATGTATTTAAAAGAGAGATACGTAACGGACGAGTTAATCCATTTAGTAACACTGAATATGTTGAGGCTATGCTTTACCTTGCCACCTTGATTAATGACGTGGCAAATTGGATGCTTGATAAACACATTGCCTTCATGAGAAACTTGAAGAGACAGATACGAAAATGTGATAAAAAATTTACGTGGACTTCTCCCTTTGGATTACCGATTGAACAAGAGCTTGTTAAGAAAGATAACTTGTACGTTAAATCGGTCCTTAATATGCAAAGCATTCAAGTAAAGTACCGAAGAGATAACGATTTAATTTGTCCTTCTCAAATGGCTAAAGCTATTGTACCCAACGTGATACATAGTATTGACGCTAGTGTGGTACATTTTTTAGCTTGCAAATTCAAAGGTGATGTCTCATCAATACATGACAGCTTTGCAACTCAAAGCCCTAACGCACCGAAGATGCACCAACAATTAAGAGAGATATACCAAGAGATTTTTAGTAACGACATCGGGAGTAAGTTCAATAACGAAGTCGAAACACAAACTGGAACAAGCGAACTGGAAGACAGCACAGAACTAGGCACACTTGATGTGTCTGCATTAAACGACTGCCAATACCTGTTCTCATAAAACAACAAGTAGAAAGAAGAAAAAGATGGCTATAAAAAGTAGATCAAAATTAGAAAGTATAACAACACCTGTCGGAATCGCTAAGTATCCTTGGGTTAACACACCGAGTACTAAGTTCGTAGAGGGTGGTGAGTACAGCTGTAGCATAGTGCTAACAAAAGAAGAAGGTGATGTTATTGTAAAGCAACTCAAACCTATCTTTGAAGAAGCAATACTGGAGAAGAGTGAGGAACTAGGTAAGAAGGTAAAGTCTTATGAGTTACCTATCCAACTTGAAGGAGATTCTTACATCCTAAAAGCAAAGTTGAAACCTGTTAACGGAGTTAGTAAAATAACTGGTAGTCCTTACACACGCTCACTTGGATTGTTTGATTCAAAGGGTAATCCTTGGGACAAAGAAACAATAGTAAGAGGTGGTTCAAAGGTACGCCTTAACGTACGCCCTAAGACTTGGTTCACATCCTTGTTAGGTGTTGGGTTATCACTGGAGTTATTAGCTGTGCAAGTAATTGAATTATCAGAAGGTGAGTTTACAGAACAAGCAGCTGATTCGTTTGGCTTTACTGCTGTTGAAGGTGGATATGTTAACGGAGGTGAAACCCTTGACCAAGCACTTGATGCCGAAGAAGAAGAGGACACCCTCACTGCCGACTTTTAGGAGTGGGTTTGAAGAGAGAATAGCTGCTCAGTTAAAGCGTCACGGAATAGATTATAAGTACGAGACGTTAGTCATTGAGTATAAGAGACTTAGTACCTACACTCCTGACTTCATTCTTCCCAACGGAATCATAGTAGAGACCAAGGGAAGGTGGGTCACGGAGGATAGGTCTAAGCATTTACTAATCAAACAACAACATCCTGATCTAGACATTAGGTTGTTATTTCAAAACGCCTACAATAAAATATGCAAGGGTAGTAAGACTACCTATGCAATGTGGTGTGAAAAGAAAGGAATATTATATGCACATAAACAAGTACCAAAGTCATGGCTTTCACTAACACACATCAGCAATGTGCCAAGTGTGGGTCGAGTGACGCTGTCGGAATCAATGAAGACGGAAGCACAATGTGTTTCAGCTGTGCTACATACAGTAGACCTAAAGGGGGAACTGTAAAGGTGAGTAGTAGTAGTAACTCCTCATTCCTCACTGGTAAGTACACAGATATAACAAGAAGAAACTTAACAAGTGAGACCTGTCAGAAGTGGGGTTATCAAATAGGATACTTCAATAAAGAACCTGTTCAGATAGCAAACTACAGAAGTAGAGATGGCACATTAGTAGGACAAAAGATACGCACTGCGAATAAACAATTCCACATCCGAGGAGAGTTGCTTGGCTTATACGGTCAGCACCTTTGGAAGGATGGAGGAAGAAGAGTAGTGGTGTGCGAGGGTGAGGTGGATGCGTTAAGTATTTCACAAGCGTTCGGGAATAAGTGGGCGGTAGTATCTGTACCGAATGGAGCAGGGGCAGCAAACAAGTACGTTAGTCAATCAATCGATTGGTTAGAGTCCTTTCAAAAAGTAATCTTCTGCTTTGACAACGATGATCCGGGAAGAAGGGGAGCAACAGAATGTGCTGCTCTTCTAACTCCTGGCAAGGCATCCATTGCAGAGCTACCGTTAAAAGATGCTAGTGATATGATCGTAGCAAAGCGTAGCGAGGAGTTAGTTAATTGCTTGTGGCAAGCGAGAGAGTTCAGACCTGATGGGATAGTGGGGGGTGAGGAGATATGGCAAGCAGTTATAAAGGAAGACACTTCAGAGTGCCAACCTTATCCTTACATCTCATTAAATGAAATGACACATGGTATTAGAAGAGGAGAACTGGTAACACTTTGTGCTGGGTCAGGGATTGGAAAGTCCTTGTTCTGTCGTGAGGTCTGTCACCATCTTCTTGGACTTGGAGAGACGGTAGGTTACATCGCACTTGAAGAGAGTGTGAGAAGGACAGCGTTAGGTATCATGGGTATCCACATTAACAAACCTCTTCACATGGAGAACGACTTGACTGAGAAGGAGTTACGAAAAGCATTCGATGAGACAGTAGGTAACGGAAACTTCTATACCTATGACCACTTCGGAAGTACAGAAAGTGATAACCTGTTAAGTAAGATACGCTACCTGTGCAAAGGACTAGGATGTAAGTGGATATTCTTGGACCATCTATCGATTGTAGTTAGTGGTATCCAAGGAG